TCGCCGCGACGACGCTCGCCTGTGCCGACGCGAGCCGCGCGTACTGGGCACTGCCTTGCCCGGCGGCGAGCGACGCGCGCTCCTGGGCGGCGGCCTGGCGCAACAGCGCCTGCTGCTCCTTGGTCGACGCGGACGCCATCGACGCGGTGAGCTCACCGAGCCGCGCCTGCGCGTCCGAGAGGGCCTTGGCGGTCGCCGCTGCTCGCTGCTGGGCCGCCGCGGACTTCGTGGACGCGGCGGTGGCGCGGTCGAGACCAGCAGCAGCCGTCGAGCCGGACTTTCCGGTGGCAGCCATCGCCTCGTCGAGCTGCGCCGTGCCGCCGGCGGCCTTGGTGGCTTCGGCGCCGAACTGGCGCATCTGGCCCATGACCTTGGTCCAGACGCGCTGAAAGGCGGTGTCGTCGAGCGCAACTCTGCCTACCACTCCCCCAAGATCAAGCGTGGTAATCGGAATTCACCCCGCCCTCTGAAGTCGCCGCTGGCGCCGGTATTCGGCGTCACGGATTCGACGGCATTCACGGCATTGCCGCGCTGGCCGGTGTCCGTTCCACGCCTTGATCAGGTTCGCGCCGCTCAGTTCGTGACCGCGGATGCAGTGCGTCTTGTTCGCATTGATCGTGGTGATCGCGGTTGACGCCCGTAGGAGGTTCACTTCCTGCGTGACCGGTTCCAGATGCTCCGGGTTGACACAGCAAGGATTCCGGCACAGGTGGTCGATCACAAAGCCCTCAGGGATTGGGCCCACGAAGTGCTCGTAGGACCAGCGATGCGCACCCACGCGCTCGCCGTCTGCCCAGAACCGTCCGTGCCCGAACTGATTGGTATCGCTGTTCTGCCACTCCCAGCAGCCGGACCCCGTCACGACATAGCTCGCGTGGAAGCGCACGGTTGGGTCTTGCTCGACCAGAACGATCGACGGATCGCCGTGCCGCCGCGCCCGATAGCGATGCTTCACGCAGTACCCGTGACCTTCGACGGGCCGCAGGCAGTCACTCACGGTGCACAAATGCGAAACGGGTGCCGCGATGGGCGTCATCGCCATCGCGGCACCGTGCCTGCACCAGCGGCCGTAGTGGCCGGCGCACATTCCCCGCGTCTTGGCCGGGTAGTTGCAATCGAAGATCGAGCAGAGGTCGAGAGTGGTCATCTGCCCTCGACCTCCTTCATCACGCCGACTTGTCGCCCCACGCGGGGCCGTAGAAATGCCGCTGCAGCCGGTTCGGCCAGATCGGGTGCCTGCGCATGTGCTTGCGGTCGACCGGCTCTTCGAAGAAGCCGAGCGGCGGCCGCGTCAGCAGGCCCTCGACGCGCACACGCAGCCACCGCCACGGGCGGCCGTTCATCAGCAGGTCGTCGCCAACGTCGATGCCGGCGTCCTGCAGGTCCTGCTCGATCAGCGACCATGCGTCGAGCAGGTCGTCCCAGGTCAGGCCGTCTGCGCCTCGTCCGGCTCGGGTGTCTTCGACGCGGACGTAGAGGCCTTGCTTCGGGTTCGGGCCGGGGTGGCCCCAGACGCCCGGCTCGATTTCGACCCAGCCCGCTGCCCGGCGGCGCGCCGCGTCTTCCTGTTCGGCCGGGCTGCGGATTCCCCCGCGGCCTCCACGATCTTGCGTGCGTCGTGGGCGTTGCGTCCGTAGTACGTCAGCACGATGTTGCTGATCTTGGCCATCCGGTCGCCCGAGACGCCGTCGTCGAGCATTTCCTGGTACGCCGGGCCCATGATGTGCGCGACGAGGTCGATCGGCTTGCCGTTCGGGTCGGTCGTGAGCGTCGTCAGCGCCTCGACGTCCTCATCGGACAACTCCTGCGCAGCCGCGGCCTCGCCGCTCTCGTCGTCCGCTCGCGCTGCTGCCGCGGCCTCCAAGGCCCACAGCTGCATGACGCGCTTGAGCTGCAGCACGGTCTTCGCCGACGGCGAGGCGATCGTGTACGCCTTCCCGGCCGGGTGCTTCTGCGAGCAGATGCCCTGGAGGACGAGCTGGTCGTCCTCCAGGAACGTCTGCAGATCGAGCGACGGCATTACGCGTACGTGACCGTCGGGCCACCGACCGACGGGCCAGCAGCGTTCGTGACGACGACCGCCAGGCCGGAAGCCGCGGCGTGTGCCGGAGCCTCGACCTCGATGATCGTGTCGCTGATGACGTCGAACGCCGTGACCGCAGTGCCACCGATCGTGACGCCCGTGGTCCCGGTGAAGCCGTTGCCCGTGACCTCCACGAGCGTGCCGCCGGCGACGGCCAGGTTGGCGGGCGTGACCGAGGTGACGGTCGGAACCGCCGCGCCGGCCGGGTACGGGTGCGTGATCTCGTCGAGCTTGCCCTGGCCGTTGAGGGTGACCGCGACGGTGCTGTCGGCGTTCATGTCACCACCGGCGGGCACCCACTCGACACCGGCGAAGCCGTGGTAGGCCTCGACGCGCGGCGAGTTGGCTCCGGTCGGGTCGGAGAAGTCGTACTCGAACACCCGGAACTCGACGGTGTTCGCCGGGCCGATCGCCAGCGCGGCCAGGCGCAGGAACTCCTGGCCCGCGTCGTACTTCGTCGGGTCGGCGGTCGCGCGCTTGCGGTCCAGGGTCAGGTTGCCGGTGTGGGTGTAGGCGGTCTTGTCCTGGCTCGTGCCGCCCTGGCCGGCCTGGTCGGTGTTGGTCACCCAGTTCGCCGTGCTCGGCTGGAACTGGCTATTGGTGACGCCGCCGACCATCGTGTAGACGCCGCTGATCTTGAACTCGAAGCACAGATCCCGCTGGTGGGTCGATGCGCCGAGAACCGGCAGTGTGGGTGCAGCCATGGTTGTTTCCTCCTAGAGCCGGTGCTGGCCGGGTCGGTAAACGGTGATGCGGTAGTTGCTGGACCAGCCCCATCGCGGCGGGGTGGCGTCGTCCTGGCCGAGGGAGACGGCCGAGGTTCGGGTGAGGGTGCCGATCTGCACTCCGGTCGAGAGCCGGAGCGGGTAGTTGCCGAGCAGCTGGTCGGCGATCGCGTCGTCGAGGGCGAGCACGTCGCGTGGGTCGGCCCCGGTGGAGCGGGTGCGGATCTGTAGCCCGACGATGGAGTTCGCGAGCGTCGGGTCGTCGCCGAGCGGGACCGGGGTGAGCACCACGAGCCGGTTCGGTGTCGGCGGGACGGCCATGATCGCGATGCCGGTTTGGCTCGCCGTGTAGACGCCGGTCTCGGAGTAGGTGAGGCCGATGTTCGCCTCGGCGAGGTACTGCGCAAGGCCGCCGCAGAGGTCGATCAGGAACGACGTCGAGGGCGTGGTCATGCTCGCACCGCGCTGCGCGTGACCTCGGCCATCGACGCGAGGATTTCGGGCGCGGCCGTGACCATCGGGCGGCCGAGGTAGCCCGCTTCGCCGCCGTGCGGGTGGCTCAGCGTGTAGTCCTCGTGCTGCTTGATCGAGTAGTCGAAGCCGTCCTCGGAGATGGCCGAGTAGCTGACCGCGACGACGCCGGGGCCTTGCGGCGTGACCTTGCCGGACCGCTTGAGAACGCCAGTGTCTTCGGGAACGAGCGGCTGCGACGCCGCGAGCAGCGTCTCCGCACCGGCGTGCGCGGCTGCGTCCTTGACCGCTTCGAGCTTGAGTCCGACGTTGACGGCCGGCGGCGTGTACTCGAACTCGATCACTGCAGCGCCAGGACGTAGTGATCGGGCGTCGGCTGTCCCCCGCCGTCGCCGCGCGCCGAGTCGAGCACGGTGGACGTGCGTGGCGCGGACGGGTCGCCCGGGGCGTGCCCGAACTGCATCGGCAGGTCGATCTCGGAACCGACGGGGACGTACGCGGCGGTGATCGGCAGCGCGACCTGCGCCGAGGAGATCACCTGCTGGCCCTGGGCGTTGCGGATCAGCTTCTCGCCGTCGTGCACGAATCCGGCGATCGTCTCGGGAGCGTCGAACACCGGCGCGTACGCGCCGTCACCGGCCCAACGGCGGATCGTGACCTCGTGCACCCACCATTCGGCGAGCGGGTCGACCGTTGTCATTCGTACGGCCAGCGCAGCGGCTCGGGGAACTGAACCTCGCCGGACAGCGGATCGGTCCACGGCGAGAAGAACGGTCCACTGCCCCAGTCGGGCAACTGGTCGTCGGGATCCGCGCCGACCGGAACCGGCTGCCATAGCAGTCCGGCCTGCAGGAGGATGTCGACTGCTTCGGGCGCGAGCTGCGCCGCGGCGACCTGGCGTGCCGCGGTCTGCCCGGTGGTGTCGCGCACGACGCTGCCGCCGAGCATGCTCGAGGACTTCACCGGCGCGGTGTCCAGGCCCAGCGATGCCGGGTCCAGGTTCAGCGCCACCCAGGACGCAACCTGCGCGCACGTCGCGTCCGCGAGCGGTGTCACGGCCGTGGCGTTCGGGTTGTCGTACGGACTGAGGTTGCACGCTCTGGCGACGCGGACCGTCGCCGAGCGGAGCAGCTGCGCCGCGTTGCCCGGCAATGTCGCCGGTGCGAGCCATGCGGTGAGTTGGTCCGTGGTGGCGTAGCTGTCCATCGAACCTCCTCACGGGGTGTGCCGGGGCTCGGCGCTGGACGCGCTGCTGCAGGGGCGAAAGGACCGGGCTTGGCGCCCCCAAGCGGCCATGCGGCGAGTCGTGTGCAGTGCAGTGCCCGGCGCCGTTTGACGCCGAGCCCCGGCAGGTCGGTCAGCCCAGATCGAGGGTGGTGTCCTCGGATTCGGGCTCGTCGTGCGCCTGATCCTCGACGGCGGAATGCTCCATGTCCGTCTCGTCAACCTCGACCGCCGGCGCGGTGTTGAAGTCGGCGTCGGCGACTGCGAGTGGCGTGGCGCGCTCCAGATCCGTCGCGTCCAGGTAGCCCTCGCCGCGGTAGTACGCGAGCAGCTGGGCATCGGTGTCGGGCACATCGACGGTCGTGCCCGACACCGGATCGCACAACGTGCGCATCAGGATTCGGACTTTCGACCGCTCTTGCTCTTCGCCGCGTCCGCGTCGACATCGAACGCGACCGGACCACTGGACGCGACGATGCCCGCATTCGGCTCGCCGTCCTCGACCATGCCGCGCAGCTCGAGCAGCACGACGTGCTCCTCGTCGGCGTTGCTCGGCAGCGCCGCGCCCTTGTCGCAGCGCACGATGCGGCCGCTGTCGACCTTGACGTGCAGGCCGTCGTACTTGGAGATCTTCGCCATGCTGCTCACGCTCCCTGGATGACGCGGGCCGAGTTCGGCTCCTGGACCATGGGGGCGCGGACGATGCGGGCCTGCACGGCGACGCCGTCCGAGTCCTCGACGCGGTACCGCTTGACCTCGACACCGCCCTGCACGTCCGACGGGTCGCCCTGGTAGCCGCCGCCGAGCCGCTCGTAGGCGAGCGAGCCGAGCATGGTGGAGTCCAGCGCGACCGCCGTGACACCGACGGGCATGTTCGTGGTCTTGACCCACGTCAGGCCGGCGATGTCGATGGCGTTGATGTTGCGGGTCGCGGCGTTGTTGGCCGACTCGCGGGGCAGGATGCCCTGCTTGACGGCCGAGCTGATCGCGTAGGCGAACTTGGTGGGCGTGGTGGCGACCGTGTCGACCGAGTAGCCCTGGTTCTCCTCCTCGACCGCGGCGGCGGCGAGCAGCGAGTCCTGCAGCGGGTCCGCACCTGTGGTGCCGTCCCAGGTGCCGTGCGCGGTGATCGTCTTGGTGACGGCGGACGCGATCGCGGCGAGCGCGAGTGCGTCGTTCTGGAACACCAGCCGGTTCGCGATCTTGATCAGGTCGCGCATGACCTTGTCGATGCGGCCGTGCGCGATGACCTCGTCGGAGAAGATCTCCTTCAGGCCGGTCTTGTCCGGCCGCACGTCCGCCAGCGTCGGAACGCCGGTGTCGGTGAGCGTGTACTGGCTCAGCGGGCGCACGATGGTGCCCTGCTGGGTGGCGAAGATCGCCTCCGACACCTCGTAGATGCCGAAGCCCGTGCCGGTGAGGTCGACGCGGCCGGTGAGCAGCCGCCACGCGATCAGCCGCTGCTGCACGAGGGTGCGCAGCAGGCGGTAGATGCGGCGGGGGTCGTTGAGCAGCCAGTCGACCGTGATGGCGGTGCCGTTCACGGTGGGGACCGGGTAGGTCACGTTGTCAGCCATGGTGGTGTCCTGTCCCGGCTCAGATGCCGAAGAGGGAGGCGGAGACCGAGACGCCGTTCGTGGCGGCGGTCAGGGCACGGCCGATGACCGCGTTGTCCGGGTCGGTGCCGATGACGGCGGCGCGGACCGCACCGGCCGCGGCTGCGCACAGCGGCTCACCGGCGGTGATCGTTCCGGAGGCGGTGAGCCGGTGGAACTTGTTCGGCCAGACCGTGATCTTGTCGCCGGACACGCCGTCCTGGGCGGCGACACCGATGACGGTGGTCGCGGCGTCACCTGCGACAGCACCCGCGGCGGTGACGAGCTGGCCGCCGACTACGGTGCCGGACAGGGTGACGGTGATGCCGTCGTCGTCGTCGGTGTAGAGCGGCAGGTAGTCAGCCATTGCTCAGCGCCTCCTTCGTGGTGCCGGACAGCGCGGCGAGCGCCTCGGCCTCGTCGTCGGTGAAGACAGCGGCCTTCGCGGTGCTGCCGTCGTCCTGGTGGCCCTGCGGCGCGCCGACGGGGAACCGCGCGGGCAGCGACTCGAGGTCGGCCTTCGCGGCGTCGAAGTCGCGGGCGAACTCCTTGGCCCACACCTCGCGGGTCGCGTCGGAGCGGCTGATCTTGCCGGCGTCCATCGCGGCGCCGATCAGTTCGTCGCGGTCGCGTTCGATCTGCGTCGCGCGCGCCTTCGCGCCCTCGGCGGCCTGCTCGGCCAGGGCGTCGAAGCGAGCCTTGGAGACGACGAGCTTGCCGTCGGCCTCCAGCGCGGCCGCGGCGGCCTTGAGGTCGACCTTGCCGTCGGCCGGCTTGGTCTCGGTGGGCTTGGTGGCCTGGTCGAGCAGCTCGTCCGCCTTGGCGAGGACGGCCGTGTCGTCGGCGTCCTCCGGCAGGCCGAACCGCTCGCGCAGCCCCTGGATCAGGGTGTCGGACATGGTGTCCGCCTCCTCGGTTTCGGTGGGTGTCTCCGGCGGTTCGGCCGGGGTCTGTGTGCGCATAGGGCACTCGTCCTTGTGCTCCATGCGCGGGTCGTCGCTGACGTCGGTGCCGTTCGCGCCGCACTGGCAGCGAGAATCGAGCACGGGCGCATTGCGGTACATCGACAGGTCGAAGCGCAGTGACGCGGCCGCAGCCTGAGCCGCCTTCGCTTGCTCGGTCTCCGGCGCGAGCACCGCGTCCGCCAGGCCGGCGTCGACCGCTTCCTGTGCCTTGAACCACGTCGTGGCCTTCATCGCGGCACGCATCTCGTCGGACGGCTTGCCGGACTTCGCGGCGTACTGGTCAGCAGCGTTGGACGAGATGCTGTCGAGCATCGTTGCGGCCTCGCGCATGTCGTCGGCCTGACCGATCGCCAGCGCGGACGCGTCGTGGATCATCATCTGCGAGCCGGGGACCATCGTCACCGTGTCGGCGCCCATCGCGACGATCGACGCTGCCGACGCTGCGAGCCCGTCGACGACGATGCTTACGCCGCCCTGGTGCTGTCGCAGCAGGTTCATGATTGCCAGACCCTCGAACGCGTCGCCGCCGGGTGAATGCACGTGCATCTCGACGTCGGCGTCGCCGATGCTGTCCAGAGCAGACGCCACCTCGCTGGCCGCGACGCCGAACGGTGCGCCCCACGAATCGATCGGACCGTAGAGCCGGATCTGCGCGGTCTTCTTGCCCGTCGTCGCGGCCATCGTGACCGTCTCAACGGGCCGCGCGAGTGCAACCGGCTTGTGGTCGCCCCAGTAGCGGTAGCGCGGTGTTGCGTCAGGCACTGGGCTTGTCCGCGTCCTGCGCGATGGCCTGCGCCTGGTCGACCTTGCCGGGGGCGTTCGGCGCGGCCTTGTGCCCGAGGTCGAGCAGCGCGGCGCGCACGAGGCAGTCCTTCGCCTCCAACAGCTTGCGCAGGCCGGCGGACAGCTCCGGGCCGTCCGGCAGCGCGTCGAGCATCTTCTGCGCGAACGCGTGGCACTCGGCGCTGATCTCACGGAGCTTGCCCTCGGCGATGTGCTCGAACGAGAACAGCGGCGCGAAGTGCTGGGTGGCCGGGTGTCGGTCCGTCACGTTGAGCGCCATCAGTTGCCTCCAGGCGGTGTGGGTGCGTTCGGGTCCGGCACCGGTGCGGACTCGGCACGCGGCGGCGGCGCCTCGGTCAGGAAAACCGGGTCGTTCGGGTTCTCGGGATCCC